GGAATCTTTAAATGATATAACATAATGATATTATTAGTCGATGCAGATAGTTTAATCTTTGCTAGTTGTTATAAAAAAAGAGAGACCCCGGAAGACGGAAAATATTATACAGAACTTTCAGACTGTAGAAATAAATTTCGAAGACAATATATGGAAATTGTAAACCATTTAGAAAACATTTACAATATTGATAAGGTGATTACTTTTAGCGGTTCGTTAGGTAACTTTAGAAAATTAATAACCCCGGTATATAAAGCAAATAGAAGCGCGGAAGAAAGACCTCCTTTTTTACAGGAAATGCACCAATTTGTAAAGGAAGAATACGATAGTGTTTTCGGTTACGGAATTGAAACTGACGATATGGTTGCAAGATATTGGAAAAAACTTTCTACAGAGTTCGGGAGAAATGAAGTAATGATTGTCTCAATAGATAAAGACTATAAACAATTCCCTTGTTTAATGTATAATTACCATTATAAACACAAAGAGGTTTTGGACATTTCAGAAGATGAGGCGCTTTACAATTTCTATGAACAAATGATTGCAGGCGATACTGCAGACAATGTAAATTATTTTAAAGGTAAAGGTAAAAAATTTGCTGAGAAATATTTTCAAGATTGTCATTCTAAATATTCTTACACTAAAAAACTGTATCAATTATTTAAAGAAAAATACAAATCAAAAGCAAAAGAAAAATATTCTGAATGCTATAATTTATTAAAACTAAGAACAGATTAATATGAGAAACTTAAACCCTGCAGAAATTGCAGAAAAATTAATAAAGGCTTCAGGTATAAATATATTTGAAAATACTAGAAAAAGAGATTATGTAGAAGTAAGGGCTTTAACTTGCTTTTTAATGAGGGAAAAATTAAATATGAGATTATGTTCTATTGCAAAATTCTTTCAAGATAACGGCAAGCCAATGGACCACGCAACGGTGATCTATGCGGTAAAAAATTACCCGTATTATAAAAAAGCAAACCAAACATTGGAAAAATTAGAGTTAAGTTTTCGTTGGGAAGAAGGTTTGAACTTTGAAGAAATGGATAGAATAGAATTTCTAGAAAGTAAATTAACAACACTACAAAACAAATACGACAAACTAATAGGCAATTTAGATAATCCTCTTATAAAAGCGGTACACGATATTACAGACAGGAAACAAATTTGGGAAATGGCAGACCAAATCGTTCTAATGAAAAAAGCGTGGAAATGGAAGTCTAAAGAATTTGTAGATAAATGCGAAGTTATAGAGGCCGGAGAAGGGATAAGTGGTTCGAGATTTTAAAACTAATAAAAAAATACGTTATATGATTATAGAAGTCAAAGTTTCAGACATTTACGAGAATCCGGAAAACCCTAGGACTTTAAATAAAAAAAGATTTGAAGCACTTAAAAAAAGTATTAAAGAGTTTCCGGAAATGCTCAAGATCAGGCCCATTGTAATTAGTGAGGAAAATATTATATTAGGTGGGAATATGAGGTTTAAGGCCGTTGTGGAATTAGGATATAAAACCATACCGGTTTTGTCTGCTGTTGGCTTAAATGATGCTCAAATCAAGGAATTTGTTATAAAAGACAATGAACACTTCGGTGAGTGGGATTGGGACGTATTAGCAAATGATTGGGATCGTAAAGATTTGGAAGATTGGGGCCTTCAGGGATTTCCATTTGAAGGTGATCTAGAAGAAGAAAAAATAAAAGAAGTTGAAGAAAATAAAGAAACCTGCGATAAATGCGGACAGATTTTAAAAATATAAAAATATGGGTATTATAGTTTTTTTGGTAGGTTTTTTGGTTGTAAAAATTGCAGCTGAAACAATAGAATATTACAGTAATAAAAAAAATAACTTATGACAGCAATTTATTTTTTCATAATTTGGTTTGGTTTATATTTAATTTCTAGGGATTAATTTAAAATAAAATAATGAACGAAAGTAGACACATAAAAAAGGAATCACTATTAGCAGCACTCGAAAAATCTTTGGGTGTTGTTACCGTTGCGTGCAGGCAAACAGACACGCCAAGAAGCACGTATTATAAATGGCTTAAAGAAGATGTTGAATTTGCCGATCAAGTTAAAGACATAGAGAATGTAGCTTTAGATTTTGCAGAGTCACAATTACATAAACAAATACTTGCAGATTCTACAGCGGCAACAATATTCTATTTAAAAACTAAAGGTAAAAAAAGGGGTTACATTGAGAGGCAGGAAATTACAGGAGCAGACGGAATGCCGACTAACTTTTTAATTGAAATAATTGATAAGACCGAAGATTCAAACCAATAAGGTTTTCAAACATTTAGATAATTCTTCAGCAAAAATTGTTGTTGAGCAGGGCGGAACAAGGTCCGGAAAAACCTACAATATTTTATTGTGGATAATTTTTAAATACTGTTCTTTAAATAAAAATAAAGTAGTAACAATTTGTAGAAAATCTTTTCCTAGTTTACGTGCTACAGTAATGAGGGATTTTATAACAATACTTCAAGAGTATAATTGTTACTCAGAAATAGCGCATAATAAATCAAATTCAGAATATAGCTTATTTGGCAATTTAGTTGAATTTATATCTTTGGATCAACCGCAGAAAATTAGGGGCCGGAAAAGGGATTTACTGTTTGTTAATGAAGGTAATGAATTGTATTATGAAGATATGCAACAATTATTATTCAGAACTCAGGACCGGATAATATTAGACTTTAATCCATCAGATGAGTTTCATTGGATTTATGATAAATTAATCACTAGAGATGACTGTGACTTTTTTAAAACTACTTACCTAGACAATCCATTTATAGAAGAATCTATAATAAAAGAGATTGAACTCTTAAAAGATACAGATGAGCAGTATTGGCAAATTTATGGTTTAGGTGAGAGATCAGCAAGTAGAAGCACAATTTTTCAATATGTAGAAGTAAATGTTATTCCGGATGAGGCTTATTTACTTTCTTATGGAATGGATTTTGGGTACTCTAATGATCCGACTTCACTCGTTTCAATTTATATTTGGGGCAATAATATGTATGTAAAAGAACACCTTTACAGAACGCAAATGACTACCAATGATATTGCATCATTTTTAAGAAATGAAAAACTAGAATCAAATCCAATTTATGCAGATTCCGCAGAACCTCGTTTAATTGCAGAACTTCGCAGAATGGGTTTTAATATTTTCCCAAGCACAAAAGGAAAAGATAGTATTAATGCAGGAATTGATTTATTGAAAAGATATAAATTACACGTATTAAAAGATTCTACAAATGCAATTATGGAATTTAGAAATTACAAATGGAAAGAAGATAAAAGCGGAATGCTTCTAAATATTCCGGAAGACAAAAACAATCATATAATCGATCCCTGTCGTTATGCTGCATATTCTATTTTAAGCAAGCCAAACTTTGGAAAATACGCATTACATTAAAAATAGTTATCAATATATTTGTGTATAACTAATAAAAGCATTACATTTGTGAAGAACATAAAACAGATCAAATGAAAAATACAATTAAATGCGAGGTATGCGAATGGGAAAACCACGAAGATAATTTTTGCTGCGAAGGCGAAGATTGCGGAATACCTTTGGACCTAAAAATAGAAATTAATTCTTTCGGGCTACCGGAAATAAAATAAATAAAAACAGACATTATGAGTAACGAAAAAACAACAGTAGAATTACTAAAAGAAAACGGGATTTATTTAACTTATAAATTGACCCATTTAAAAAATGGCTATTTAAACATTTACGAGATTGAAGCAAAAATTTGTGGTATTTCTGAATGTCGAGAAGATTCTTTATTTATTACAACTATTTCCTGCAGGCCTTTAACCAATAATGAAGAAACTTTAATGGATGAATTTGCATTGGATTTAATGGATGAATATTTAAGACCGGAGGAAAACTAATAAAATTAATTTAAGTAGGTGTAGCTGACTGATAATACTGTCGCAGGTTTAAGGTATGGCTGCATCACTTTTTATAAGGGTACATATTACTCACGTAATCTTAACGAAGGTAAATAAATAAAAAATAGTTATCAAATAATTTGTTTATAACGTTTATTTTCACTATATTGAAATTGTTAGCAAATAAGCTATCACTTAAAAACAGACAAAATGAGAACCAAGACAGCGGTAAAACTTTTCAAAGTAAATTCAGAATATATTATTAGTATAACGAGCGATCATTTAGATGGGTACAGGGCAACTGAAGAAGATATAAAAAAAGTTAAAGGTTTAGGCTTAACGGATTTTTTTGAACTTTATGACGATGACGATATGAAGTATTATTCAGGTTATGCAAACTTAGATTTAATGGCTGAAAAAGATTTAGATGAATTTGACATTTTAAACATTGGAATGTCG